TAGAGCTAGTTTTGAATCTAGTGGTTCTGCTCAATTCTTCAATCCATCATTACCAACTGATTTAGAATCTATTTCTGATAATTCTGTTACACTTATACCTAGAAAAATTAGGATGGCGTTGAATGCAGTAACAACTAGTAGTCAATCAGCTGGAGATACTATTACTCAAGTTGGTGCAGATGCTACAGGTATTTTAGTTGGACATGCTGGGGAAGCTAGTTCTACTCTCAGTGTAACTAATTCTGGTATTGGATATACACCTTCTTCTGGTTATTATACATTTAATGGTATTTCTCTTGAAACTGTTAGTGGTTATGGTATAAATGCTAAGGCTGATATAACAATAAGTAATGGAGTTGCAATTGCAGCTACTATTACTAGTGGAAATGGTGGTACAGGTTATGTAGTTGGTGATGTATTATCACCAATAGATATTGGTGGTGTTAATGGTGTTGGTGAAGGTATTAGATTATCTGTTGGTTCAATAACAGGAAATAATCAGCTTGTTATAACAGATGTACAGGGTAATTATAATACTACCGGTATTCTTAAATATACTGGAAGTAACGGAAATCTTACCAATATAACTTCATCTGGTGGTAATAGTACTCCAAATGCAACAAATCCTATTAGAATTGTTAATGATGGTAATCATATGATGATAAAACATAAGAATCATGGAATGCACAAGGACACTAATTATGTTACTTTAAAAGATTTTAATTCTGATATTTCTCCAGCTGAGTTAATTAATGATTATTCATATAACTCTACCGAATCAATTACAATAAACAGTTCTACAGACTTCATCAATTTTGAAAATGTTGGAGTTGCTGTTACTAATCCTGGTTATGTTAAGATCGGTGATGAAGTTATTAAGTATACTGGAACATCTGGAAATACTTTAACTGGTATTACTAGAGGTGTTGATAATACTCAAATTCAAACTCATAGTAGTGAAAATATTGTTAGTAAGTATGAGTTGAATGGTATTTCATTAAGAAGAATCAATACAACACATCAACTTGATGATGTTGCTGAGGTGAATGGAGGTGGTCCAAAACGACCAATTACTTTCGATTCATATCATGTTAAAATAGATGTTACTGATACTGATAAAGGAATTGATAGAGGACCTTCTAGTCTTTTCCAAGAACTTTATTTTAATAAAGATTCTGTTGGAGCCGGAAACAAAGCTAAAGGAACATACAATATTCCTTATGAAATGGTAATTCCTAATTTTAATATCATTTCTCCAATTGGATCTACTGTAAATACTTCATTAAGATCTATTTCAGGAGCTAGTGTTGATGGTATTGAGTCATCTTTTGTTGATAAAGGCTTCCAACCTGTATCCATAAATCAAGAGAATTATTTCGATTCTCCTAGAATTGTTGCTTCTCATATTAATGAATCCAACATTTTAGATACACTTCCTGCTAATAAATCTATGACTATTAATGTTAATATGATTACTAGTGATAATAGAGTATCACCAGCTATTGATTTGAATCAAACAGCAGTAGTATTAGTATCTAATAGAATTAATCAACCAATAACAGATTATTCAAATGATTATAGAGTTAATAGTGCTTATAATGATCCCGATTCATTCTATTATGTAAGTAAGCCTGTTTCTTTAGCTAATCCATCAACTTCTTTACAAGTATTCTTGGATGGTTATATTTCTAATTTTAATGATGTAAGAGTATTTTATGCACTTAATCAAGAATCAGAAAGTATTGATGAAGTTGTATTCGTACCATTCCCTGGTTATAAGAATTTAGATTCAAATGGTAGTATTATTAGTACTTCAGCTAGTGATGGTCAATCTGATAAAAAGATTTCCAAAGTAGATTCATATACTGCTAAACCAGATTTAGCTCTTTATAGAGAATATAAATATACAGCTGATAAGTTGTTACCTTTTAGTTCTTTTAGAATCAAGGTTATTGGTACTAGTACCAATCAAGCAATTGTTCCTCAGATTAGAAATCTTAGAGTTATAGCATTGGCATAAAATGAATTTAATACCAGTTAAAGGAATGGATGGATATTTTAGAGATACTTCATCCAATTCCATAGTGAATAAAAATGATTCAGAATATCATTCATATATTAATAATAGAAAGAAATTAAGTTCCGATAAGGAAAGAATTGAAAATCTTGAATGTGAAATTTGTGATGTAAAGAATGAATTGGGTGATATTAAAAATATGATTCAGTTACTTCTAAACAAGTAATAAATAATAAAAATAGAGTAATATAAATGGCACAGCCCTCCTCTAGACAAGAATTAATTGATTATTGCTTAAGGCAATTGGGCGCTCCCGTATTGGAAGTTAATGTTGCTGATGAGCAAATTCAAGACTTAGTTGATGATGCTGTTCAGTATTTTAATGAAAGACATTTTGATGGTGTTTCTCAGATATTTTTAAAGTATAGAGTAACTCAAGATGATATTGATAGGGGTAAGGCTAAATTAAGTAAAAATGATCCTGTTGGTGTTACAACAACAACTGCAACAACTTCAATAGCTGGAGTTGGTACCACTTTTACATATCACGAAACTAGTAATTATTTACAAATTCCATCAAATATTATTGGTATCAATAAAGTATATCAATATGATGATGCTCAATCTATGAGCATGTCTAATATGTTTAGTTTTAAATATCAATTATTCCTTAATGATGTTTATTATTGGGGTAATGCTGATTTATTGGGATATTCAAATGCTATGAGTTATTTGGAAACATTAAATTTCCTTCTTAATACTCATAAACAGATTAGATTTAATCAGAGACAGAGTAGGATGTATCTAGATGTTGATTGGAGTAACCTTATAGTTGATCAGTATCTAATTATTGATTGTTGGAGTGTAATGGATGGTACAGATTCTCCTAGAGTTTGGAATGATTCATTCCTAAAACCATATTTAACTTCATTGATTAAAAAGCAATGGGGTATGAATTTGATTAAATTTCAGGGTGTTAAATTACCTGGTGGTATTGAATTTAATGGTAGGCAAATATATGATGATGCCCAAAAAGAAATAGATGAAATAAAAGAAAAAATGTCTTCTACTTATGAACTTCCTCCTCTTGACATGATCGGCTAATGGCATTAAATCCGTTTTTTCTACAAGGGACACCATCAGAACAAGGTCTGATACAAGATTTAATCAACGAACAGTTGAAAATGTATGGTGTTGAGGTGCATTATATTCCTAGGAAGTATCTCAATAAAGATTCTATTCTTAGAGAAGTAGTATTATCGAAATTTACCGATTCATATCCAATAGAAGCTTATGTAGATAATTATGAGGGTTATGGTGGACAAGGTACAATTCTTTCAAAGTTTGGAATTCAAGAAAAGGATGACTTAACACTTATTATTTCAAGGGAGAGATTTGAAACTTATATTTCTCCATTAATTGAGAATTTGGATAATATGGAATTATCAACCAGACCTAAAGAAGGTGATTTAATATATTTTCCATTGGGTGATAGGTTATTTGAAATTAAATATGTTGAACACGAAGAGCCATTTTATCAATTAAAGAAAACATACGTTTATAAATTGAGTTGTGAACTATTCAGATATGAAGATGAAGTATTAGACACTGGTGTTAGTGAAATTGATGATAATGTAGATGATGATGGTTATATTCAGACTCTTACTATGGTTGGTATTGCTTCTACAGCAACTGCCGAAACTTGCTTCTGTACAGTAGGTTCTGGTGTAGAGAAGATTTATATTAGTGATATGGGTAATGGTTATACATCACAACCTATTATAGAATTCTCTTCAGCACCTGTTGGGGGAATTACTGCTACTGGTTTAGCTTCTATTACTGATCGATATATAAATGCTCATGGGGAATATGGTGGTAAAATTGAGTCTATTAATATTATAAATCCTGGTTGTGGTTATACAGTCGCTCCTTGGATTACAATTAATGGTGGGGGTGGAATTGGTGCAGCTGCTACAGTAGGAATTTCTACAGGAACTGTTGGAATTGTTACTGTAACTTCTGGAGGTTCTGGATATACAACTAATCCATCAGTTTCATTTAGTGGTATCACAACATCTTCTGCTTCAAATGCTGAAGGTGTTGGGTATGTCAATACAGCTGGTATTGTTACATCCGTGTATGTAACTTATGGTGGTGTTGGATATACAACTAATCCAACAGTAATTATTGGAGCTCCGACAGCATTAGGTGTTGGTATTGGAACTGGTTCTTACATCTTCAATGAAGTAGTTACTGGACAAACTTCAGGAACTACTGCAAGAGTGAAACAATGGAGTGGTGTTACTAATGTTCTTGAGCTTGGTATTGTTAGTGGTAAATTTAGTCGTGGTGAGTCGCTTGTTGGTGGAACTTCTGGAGCTAAATTTATGGTTAACCATATAAATACCGATGATATTGTATCCCCATTTACTGAGAATGATGAGTTTGAAACAGAAGTTGACAAGATTCTAGATTTTACAGAATCAAATCCATTTGGGATGCCTTAAAAAATTGTTAAATAATAGTATATAAAAAGTAAGAATAATGTTTGAGTATTTTTATAACGAGATCTTTAGGTCTATCATTATTGGTTTTGGATCCCTATTTAATGGGATTGAAGTTCAACATAAGGACTCTGGGGATGATGTTGCTAGTGTTATTAAAGTTCCATTGGGTTATGGTCCGACTCAGAAATTTCTAGCTAGATTACAGCAAGAATCTGATTTGAATAATCCTATTCAAATGACTCTTCCAAGAATGTCATTTGAATTTAAAGGTCTTCAATATGATCCATCAAGAAAATCAACTCAAACACAGACATTCATTAGTCAGAGTGCTGATGGTACTAAATTGAAAAAAGGATATTTACCAGTTCCTTATAATATGTCATTTGAATTGTCTATTATGACTAAAATGAATGATGATATGTTGCAGATTATTGAGCAAATTCTTCCATATTTTCAACCAGCTTATAATCTTTCAATTAAGTTTCTTGGTGAATTAAAAGAAAAGAGAGATATTCCTATCCAACTTGATAGTATTAGTATGGAAGATGATTATGAAGGAAACTTTGATACAAGAAGAGCTCTTGTTTATACATTACAATTTACAGCTAAAACATATTTGTTTGGTCCAATCTCTGATGTTACTGGTGATATTATTAAGAAGGTTAGTGTTGGTTATGTTGCCGGAAGTAAATCTAAGACTTTGGCACCATCAAGAGATATTACATATAGCGTAACTCCCAGAGCAGTTAAAGATTATAATGGTAGTACAGTAACAACATTAGCTAAAAATGTTGATATGGTTGAAACTAGTGTTGATGTTGTTGATGGTAGTACACTCACTAAAAAAACTTATATCTATGTTGGTACAGAAGAAATGTATATTGAGTCTATAGATGGAAATACTATTACTGTAAGAAGAGGTGAGGATAGTACTACTCAACAGAATCATGTATCTGGATCCGATGTTAAGACCATCACACAAGAGGATAATGATCTTATAGAGTTTGGGGATAATTTTGGATTTGATGGTAATGTATTTTAAGGTTTAAAAAAATGTACGAAAATAGTGGATTGAATAAAGAATTTAATATTTCAAATGAAGTAGTGGATACTGAAGTAGTTAAAAAGGAGAGAAAAAAACCTAATATCCTTACAAAGGATGATGTAGAAAAGGATTATGAATATACAAGAGGGAATTTATATTCGATAATTGAAAAGGGCCAAGAAGCTATTGATGGTATTCTTGAATTGGCTCAAGAATCTGAAACACCAAGAGCTTATGAGGTTGCTGGTCAGTTGATTAAGAGTGTATCTGATGCAACTGACAAATTGATGACTCTTCAACAGAAATTAAAAGATGTTAATGAGGAGCAAAAAGAAAAGGGCCCAAATACTGTTAATAATGCACTTTTTATTGGATCTACAGCAGAATTAGGAAAATTATTAAAATCCAATAAAATAGATCAAGAAGAAACTAAATAGTTAAAAAAATCATGGCAGCAACTCCTGTTATTAACATAGTTATCCCACAAGGAAGTGATTTTGTAGAATCCTTTCAATCTAAGGAGAATGATGGATCTGCATCAAATCTTTCCTCATATGTTGGAAGTGCTGAAATAAAAAAGCATTACGATTCTACAACTTCATCTTCTTTTACA